CGCCACCGCCCCCGCCACAATCCATGACACCCTGACCGCCAAGGCCGCGGACCTCGCCGAACGCCTGCGCGCCCACGTCGCCGACGACAAACTCTCCGGCCAGGTGCTGCAGGCCCGCAGCGGCGCCCTTCGCGCCTCCATCGCCGCCCAGGTCGACGACAATGACGGCCAGGTCGTCGCCCGCGTCTTCTCCGCCGGCGACATCAAATACGCCGCCATCCAGGAATACGGCGGCCACACCGCCGCCCACGACATCGTCCCCAGCAAGGCCAAGGCCCTGGCCTTCCTGGTCCACGGAAACCCGGTGTTCGCCAAGATCGTCCACCACCCCGGCTCGCAGATCCCGGCCCGGTCCTACCTGCGCTCGGCGCTGGCCGACATGGGCGACCAGATCATCGCCGAGTTCAGGGACGCCGCCCTCGACGCGCTCAACGGAGCCGCCCCATGACCACCCGCGAAGCCATCTTCGAAGCCCTGTTCGCCCTGACTGACAACCTCGTCTGGGGCGCCCCGCCGCGCAGCTTCCTGCACCGGTCGCGCCGGGTGAAGCTGTGGAGCGACCTGCCGGGCCAGCCCGCCCTCTGCCAGGCCGAACACGACGAGACCATCACCCAGGTCACCGGCCTGCCGCCCAAACGCACCTACGGCGCCAGCTGGCTGATCTACCACGACGCCGGCAAGGACCCCGACGCCGCCCCCACCACCGAAACCAACCAGATCTTAGACGCCATCGAAGCCCTGTTCCCAACAGACGACCCCGACCACGTCCAGACCCTAGGCGGCCTGGTCCACCACGCCTTCATCAGCGGCAAGGTGTTCAAGGACAGCGGTGACCTGGACGGCCAGGCGCTGATCGTGGCGCCGATTCAGATGCTGGTTCCTTAGGCTACCCTCGGCCGCCACCGATAATGTCCCTCGGCGGTGTTGAGCCACTGCGCGATCAGCAGCTCCTCATGCACGCCGAAACCATAGTTCTGGATGACCTTCGTCCACGGGCCGCCCTGGCTGACGATCGCCACATGGGGGCCGCCGCCCAGGAAGCTGCGCCAGGTCAGGAAGTCGCCCGGCTGTAGCGCGCCGGGGAAAGCAAACCCCAGCGCGTGCGGTCCCGCCTTGCCCACCAAGGCGCCTTGCCGATCCCAATAGGTCTCCAGGTTCGGCACCCGCCGATGGTCGATATTGCTGTCGGGGCCGGGCAGGCGCCAGCGGTGCGGATAGGCGGCGAAATGCCGGCTCATGTCTTCATGAACCAGCCTCTGCAGGTCCAGCCCCCAGCCGTCCCGCACCGCCCGGATCACCACGTCCGCGCAGACCCCGGTCGAGCGCGGCAGGTCACCACCCGGATAGCCGATCCGGTGATAGCCGCTGTCGTATCCCTTGGTGACCCCGATCTGCCGCCGCGCCGCCGCAACTAGGGCTGACGGATTGCCGACAGGAAGCGCGCCCGCCGTCAGCGGCGCCGCCAGCAGTCCGACAAGTATTTCACGACGTGTGGCCACCGCGCGCTCCGACTGCAACCGAGCCTAGCGCTACATCGAATTGAACCGACGCGGAATGGCTCAGCGTCGCCGTCACTGACCAAGTTTCCAATCCAAAAACCAGGAGGCCCACCATGGCCGATGACACCCCCGCTGCGTCCGCGCCGGCGCCCACTCCCGCGTCCCAACCCGCGCCCACCCTCGAAGCCCGCATCGAGGCCGCCATCCGCGCCTGGCGCGATGAGCTGATCGCCGGCGGGCCGATCGCGCGGGTCACTGAATGCTGGAACCACCTGGAGCAGTGCCTCGCGCACCTCACCGCCTCGATCATGAAGGAGCTTTGATTTGGTCCAGTCCGTCTTTGGCGCCGGCTATCTGTTCGGCGTCCCCTCCGGCGCCAACCCCACGCCGGTCATGTTCGGCGCGGTGCAGGACACCTCCGTCGACTTCAGCTTCGATCTGAAAGCCCTCTACGGCCAGAGCCAGTTCGCCCTGGAGCAGGCCAGGGGCAAGGGCAAGATCGACATCAAGGCCGCCGTCGGCCGGTTCGATCCGACCCTGTTCAACCAGATCTACTTCGGCCAGACCACCCAGGTGGGCGAGGTGCTGAACTCGGTTTCCGAATCCGCCGCCATCCCCGCCTCGCCCTATCAGGTGACCGCGGCCAATGGCGCCAGCTTCAAGACCGACCTGGGCGTCTACTCCACCACCCTGGGCCGGTTCCTCACCCGCGTCGCCTCAAGCCCCGCCACCGGCCAGTACGCGGTCAACACCACCACCGGCGTCTACACCTTCGCCGCCGCCGACACCGGCGGGCTGGTCAGGCTCAGCTACACCTACGGCTCGGCCTCCACCGGAACCACCATCGCCGGCGCCAACACCCTGATCGGCTCCGGCCCGGTCTTCGCCCTGCAGCTGGTCAACCAGTTCAAGGGCAAGTCCATCTCGCTCAGCTTCCCTGCCGTCCAAGCCTCCAAACTCGGCCTGCCGCTAAAGCTCGACGATTTCAGCCTGCCGTCCCTGGACATGTCGGCCCAGGACGATGGGACGGGGAATGTGTTCTCGTGGACGATGAGCGGATAGAGTCCTTCTCCCTCTTGGGGGAGAAGGTGGCCCGAAGGGCCGGATGAGGGGTCGCGCCGGCCTCTCGAGTTTCCTGCAATCAGACTATCGGATGGCCCTGCGCGACCCCTCATCCGTCAGGCTTCGCCTGCCACCTTCTCCCCTAAGAGGGCGAAGGAGATTCCCTCCCAAACCCCGGAGCCCCCACCCATGGCCACCGTCACCATCGGCGGGGAGGCGATCAACGTCGCCCTGCCCAATTTCAAGGCCCTCAAGGCCGCCTGGCGCTACATCGCCGTCATGCAGGGAAACACCGACCCCATGGCCGGCGTCGACGCCATCCTCGGCGTCATCTCCGTCGGCGCCGTGGGCCGCGACTTCACCGTCGATGACCTGGAACAGCGCCTCACCCCCGCCGAAATGCCCGGCCTGACTCCGTTCATGAACGCCCTGATGATCGAGATCGGCCTGGCGGGGGAGCCCGCGCCGTCGACGGAAGCGGCGAGCCCTTCGACGGCGATTTCGACGCCCTCATCGCCGAACTTGTCGCCAGCGGATGCGGCGACTGGGATGTGATCGAGGCGGGCTGGGGCTTGGCGCGCTACTTCGCCATGCACCGCCATTGGCGAGACTTCGGCCCGCCGGTCCACATGGCCGTCGCCGCCTGGCTCGGCCTGAACCGGCCGCCGCCACAGACCGTCGCGGGCGATGACCTGGCCGACTTCCTGTCCACCTTGAGGCCCCGCGCATGAGCGACACCGACGTCCAGATCACCTTCAGCGCCGACACCTCCAACCTCACGGGCGGCTTCGGCCAGGCCTCGGCGTCGCTTCAGGCCCTGTCCGGCCAGGTCGCCCAGTTCAACCAGAAGGCCCCCGCTGACGCCGACAAGGCGGCGCAGGCGTTCGGCAAATCCTGGACCCACGCCATCACCGGCGTCACCCAGAGCTTCTCGTCCGGCCTGATCAAGATGGCCGAGGGGCACGAGTCCTTCGCCAAGGTCCTCTCCACCACCGGCAACAAAATCCTCAACGATTTCGTGAACGGAGTGATCGACAAGCAGGTCGAGGCCTGGATCGTCGGCGAGAGCAAACAGCTGATGGCCACCCAGGCCGGCCAGGCGATCCTGAACATGCTCGGCCTGCAGGACGCCGCCCGCTACGCTCTTACCCAGCAGGTGAAAACAGGCGCGGCCACTCAGGGCGCCGCCGTACGCACCGCCGTCGCCTCCGCCGGCGACACCGCCACCACCGCCTCGGAAGGCCAGTCGGCCCTGCTCAGCATCGGAACCTCCGCCGGCAAGGCCGCGGCCGGCGTCTATGCCGACGTCACCACCTCCTTCGGCCCGGCGGGACCCTTTATCGCCCCGGTTCTGGCGGGCGCGGCCCTGGCCGCCGTGCTCGACTTCAAGGGCCTGGTGGCCAGCGCCGAGGGCGGGTTCGATATCCCCACCGGCGTCAACCCCCTGACCCAGCTGCACCAGGAGGAGATGGTGCTCCCCGCCCGGTTCGCGAACCCCCTGCGCGACGTGCTGGGCAGCTTCTCCCCCTCGGGCGCCAACACCTCGGCCGCTGGCGGCGACGCCGGCGACACCCACCTGCATCTGCACATGGGCGCCGGCGCCGACGGCCCCAGCCTGCAGCGCTGGTTCGACAGCCACGGCGACAAACTGACCAAGACCCTCGCCGCCCAGACCCGCAAGGGCGCGAAGTTCACCTGATCAGGCTTCGGCCGCCGGTGGGTGAGCTACCGGCGCGGGGGCGGCGACTGCCGGCTCGGCCGGGGGCGTTGGCGCGGGTGGTGGGGGTGCTGCGGCCGGAGCCTGTTGCACGATGATGGTTTGGGGGACCTCAGGGGACGTCAGCGACCACACGAGGGCGCCGATCCAGCCGAGGCCGGTCCAACCCAACAAGCAGTTCAGGACGACAATCGGCACGACTTGGCGGTGCTTTCGGACCCCCGCGATAATGCTGGGAGTCCAGTAGAGCGCGAATAAGACGAGCAACATCAGGAGGCCCAGCGCCACGCTGCCTCCGTTGACATCGGAAGTTTGTGCAAACGCTGACGCGGGCAATGCCGCGATGGTTGTGCCGATTAGAAGCCGCTTCATTCGCCCCTCCTGACTAAGGTCGTGGAGGTTGTCTCAAAGCGGAGCCGTTGTGAAGAGGTGAGCCTTGTCCATCACGCCCTACATCCCGCCCGCCACCGTCAGCGCGCTGCCGACCGGCATCTGGTCCGGCGCCGCCGGCCTGCCGGTGTTGCCCTTCCTGCCGGGCCAGTCGCCCACGGTGACCAAGGCCCCGAAATGGTCCACCCAGGTTGTTCGCACCGCCTCGGGCCGCGAGCGCCGCACCGCCTACTGGCCCTCGCCGCTATGGCAGTTCGAGCTGCAGTATGAGGTGGTCCGCCACCGGCCGTCGGCTGACGAACTCGCGACCCTGTGGGAAATCTTCAACGTCCTGCGAGGGCAGTACGGCGCCTTCCTGTTCGTCGACCCCACCGACTGCCAGGTCCCGTCCTCGACCCCCGCCGGCTTCGGAACCGGCGACGGGTCCACCAAGACCTTCCAGCTGCAGCGGCAGTTGGCCAGCTTCACCGAGCCGGTCTATGCCGTGTTCGACCCGGTCGTGCTCGAAAGCGGCTCCCCCGCCGGCGCCTACACGCTCGAGCCCAACGGCCAGATCGTCTTCGCCGCCGCCCCGGCCGAGGGCGCGGCCCTGACCTGGTCCGGCTACTTCTACTTCGGCTGCCGCTTCCTGGAAGACGAGTTCAGCTTCGAGCAGATCACCGCCCAGCTCTGGTCCGGCAAGAGCCTGAAGTTCACCAGCCTGCGGCCTTGAGGTATGCCACGATGAAAACCCCCATCGACAACGCCACCGCCGGCGCGACGCTGGCGCTGCTGAACAGCGGCGCCGACTTCCAGATGGTCGACCTGTGGGCCATCACCCTCAACGGCGGCGCGGTGATCCGCTGGCACGGCGCCGGCGTCAGCGCGCCGCTCACCTTCGCCGGCGAAACCTATCAACCTGGCCCGGGCATCGACCGCGGCAAGATCACCACCAAGCTGGGCCTGGAGGTCGCCACCCTCGACGTCAGTATCTCCGCCACCCCCGCCGACCTTATCAACGGCGCGCCGCTGATCCCGTTCGCGCAGGGAAGGGGCTTCGACGGCGCCACCGTCGTCCTCTATCGCGGCTTTCTGGAAAGCTGGGCGTTTCCCTACGCCATTGTCGGCGGCGCCATCGACTTCTCCGGCCGCGTCACCGAGCTCAAGGACATCTCTCGCGCCAAGTTCAGCATGACCGTCTCGGCCTGGACCGTCCTGCTCAACGTCAACATGGGTCCGGACATCTTCCAGGCCGGCTGCCTGAACCAGCACTACGACGCCGACTGCGGCCTCACCCCCGTCAACATTTCCGGCGCGGTCGTCAGCGGCGCCGGCACGACGGCCTTCACAACCAACCTGACGCAGGCCGACGGCTTCTTCGCCAAGGGCACGCTCACCTTCACCAGCGGCGCCAACGCGGGCCTGAGCCGCGCCGTCCAGTCCTACACCAACGCCGGCGGCCTGATCTCCGTCGCCTTCCCCCTGCCGTTCCCACCCGGCTCAGGCGACACCTTCACCGCGCTGCGAGGCTGCCTCCTCACCATGGCCGACTGCACCGCCCAATCAAACCTGGTCCACTTCCGCGGCCAGCCCTTCATCCCGCCGGCGATCACGGGGAATGGGGTGTGACCGAGGCCGAGGAGAGGGCGGCGGTGGTCGCTGAAGCGATCGCCTGGCTGGGCACCCCCTATCATCACCGCGCCCGCCTCAAGAGCATAGGCGTGGACTGTGCGCAGCTGCCCCTGGCCGTCTACGCTAATGTCGGCCTGATCGACGCCTTCGACACCGGCGACTATCCGCCAGACTGGCATCTGCACCGGGACGGCGAACGCTACATCGCCGTCATCGCCCGCCTTGCCGGCGAGATCGAGCTCGCCGACGTCCAGCCCGGCGACGTGTTGCTGTTCAAGTTCGGCCGCGCCTTCAGCCACGGC